TAATATCCTCACCTAAATCTGAACTTGATATAGAGCCATCTTTAATATTATTACTATCTATAGTAACATCAGCCCATTGCATTTTAGTCCCATTAAAATATAAAACATTATTTGCAGTAGGAGCATTGGCAATGTCTAAATCTGTTTCAGTAATAGTCCCATCTACTATATGGTAGGAATAAATAATATCCTCACCTAAATCTGAACTTGATATAGAGCCATCTTTAATATTATTACTATCTATATTCCCATTGAATTCATCATATATTGTGTCAAAATTCTCGTTAACCTCACTTGCTTTAATTACAGTGCCAGCAACAAAATCATAAGGTTTAGTAATAGTATCAGAAAAACAAAATCCTATAAAAGAAAATATCGTAGCAAAAGTTAACAGTTTTCTCATAACATTCTCCCTGTTGGAATATAAGCAATTACAAGTCCACCAAGTAGTATTTTATAGCCATAGGTTCTATGTTCTGTTATTCTTAAAGCAATAGTTTTACCTCTACCCCTATTAGTAAAATATGCATAATTAGGAGCATAACCACCAACAGTCGTGAAAAAAGTAGAACTATCCCATATTGCACTATCCCACAAAGATGAAGGGACATTACTTGCAACAGAAACCGTAATTACTACTTCTTTTGCAGTGCCATCAATAACAGTTCCTAATTTTAGTTCTGTTGGATACCCATTAAAAACCTGTATCCCTATTTTCCTGAAAATTTTATCCTGATACTCATTATCCATTGAAAAGTATTTAGTAATTAACTCTATAGAAACATCTCTTTGTTCTAAATCGCCACTTCTATTATAATAAGTATCACCCCAAATAGGATGTAATGGAGTATATTTAACTATATCACCGCTATTAACCATACCAGCATATAGATTACCGTTGATGGTTTCATAGCATATTGTATCCATATCAATTTCACCAAACCACCCTTTAGTCCTTTCCATATCCAACCACCAACTTGTTGTCTGTGTGTCAATTGTTGTTTCCATATCAATATAACTAACAATTAAAAATCCGTTCCAGTAATAACAGGTAATACCATGGTTTAATGACCTGACAAGCCCATCTTGTAAAACCGTATATAAAACATCATAATTTTCATAAGTTAAATACTTATTTATTTGTTCTGATATTAGTTCTGTTTCACCGTTTCCTTTAATAAGATAAATCCCGTTATCATTAGCAAAAACAAGTCCGTATGGAGTATGACATACGCTTTCTGGATATTTACAACCATTAGACCCGCTCAATTGTTGTATTGATTGTGGACTGTCTGTAAATGGCACTACATATAATTCATCAATATTACTCACAAACAACTGGCTTTCTACTGTTTCTGTTGCTGTGGTAAATGTAAAGATGTTCATTGCGGTAATAGGTTTACTTCCAACATATAATACACTACCAGCCCCTATTGTTTCTGGCGTTAAAACATCAGAATAAGCAACAGCATTATAATATGGTGTTGTATCATAATAATAATTAGCAAGAAATAATCTATCTCTAAATTCTATTACATATTTAGGTTTATAATGATGTAAAGCACTACCACTGGTGGGATTTAATTCTGTTAATGTTGTTCCATCAAATCTTAATAAATAATTATGTGTTCCTCTTGCAATATAATAGTTACTACCAACTTTAGCATAAGTATAGAAATTGCCAGCAGTAAAATCATCTAACAATGTTGGAGTAGAAAACGAGCCAGAACTACTAACTGTTGATACATAAAAATAGTCCCATGAGCCAGAAGTAACAACAATAAAAGCCATACTTAATTCAGGCATATATTTTATTGACTTTACTTTTGTCTTTCCAGTAAAAGGAAACCTACCATAAAATACAGAAAAAAACCTGCCTCTTGGTATTAAATTAGTTACTCCAAAAGGTAGAAGGTTTTTAGTTCTTAAGCAGGTATTATCATTCAAATAGTGTGGATTATCAGTAATATTTACACCACCACAAAAATGTGGCACTCTAAAATATTGTATCATAACTCAAAATTCCATTTGTTTATTCTATAAGTATTTTTATCAATGGGTATTTTGGCGTTACTGTTTAAGTCTATCATATTTCTCTTATGTTCATTTAACATTTTCTCAAGTTTCATTTCCTCAACCGTGCTATCAATCCTATCATACTGTAATAACGCAATATATGCTACCTGTTGAATTACTTTATCCGTGAAAAATACAGTATCATCTTCAGTTAATCCTGATAAATAAGCATAATATCTAATCAATAAAGTATAATCATTATTAGGTATTGGTGCAAAATAAAATTTTTGCTCATACAAATCAAGTGCAAGCATTACAGGTAATCCTTCGGTAATTCTGCTGGCAAGAAAATCGTAATCTTTAATGTCTTTTATTTGCAAATGATATTGATTGCCGTTGCTGTCATATAAAATGGCGTTTTCTATTTTAGAATAATCAGAAGGAAAATCCTGTGTGGTTGTTCCTGCTGTTATAGAGTATTCTGCGGTTTTCTTTAGTTCATTATACCTAAAAACTTTAGACTGGTCTTCAATCCAAGCAATAACTTTATCCCTAACATTATTATAAATTTCAGTATCACCATAAGCATTATATTGTTTTAATACCAGTTCTATATTAGTTTTAATAGTCGCCATTCATTATCCCCCTTTAATAATACCTATACATACATCAGGATGGTCTCTGCATTCTTTATGCTGGTTTTTGAAATGTTCTGCTCTATCATCAAGGTATCGAATGGTATCAATAAAATCTTTATCACCGCATATATTACCGTGATATGTTTTACCGTTAATTTTAATAACATTTCTACAATAATAATAAAAGGTATTAAATTTAGGTTCTTTTTCGTAAGGAGTATACTCCTTACTTTCAATTTCCTTATTTTTAATTCTTATTTTAACCATCTTTTCTCCCCGTAGGGGTAGGGTAGGATAGTCGTAACTACCCTACCCTACACAATCACAGTGCATTACCGCATATCATCAATATGCGGACGCACACTCAATCTTCGCAACAAAATCGTTGTTCAAGATAATTGTCTTGAAAAATGCCTTCCAACCAGTTTTCCTTCTCTGCTGGAGAGGGTCGCTATCGCTTGCGTCTGCTGGTGTGGTATATCTTTTTACTGCATCAAGGTCGGTAACCCCAAAAGCCCCCTTACCAACTATCCAAACATTGTGGACGGTAACACCAGACGTAGGAGCAACAGGTGCAAGCGCTGTATCTGTCTCCAATTCAGTAATAACCACTGTCTCACTTGCACTATTCCCTGAAGACACAAGATGTTTTGCAGATGCACTTGAACCAGCATATACATCATACACATATCCGGTGGTTGATGGCATTGTGCAGGTAATTTTCCCTGCCCCATTACCGCCAGATACTGTTACGCTTTTATCCTGTGAAATCAATTCCTCAAATCCGGTGGTTGTGCTTCTGCCAACAACAGAAACATAATATGTCCCATCTGCAAGAGAACCATCACTTTTGCCAGCAGATGCTGTAATGGCGGCAATTCCAATGTATTTCTGGACAAAATTACTTCTTACCCACCTTACGCCCATCCAAGTGCCAACCTCACCAGCAAAAAGATTTTTAATGGACGAATATTCTGCGGCAGCAACAAATGTGGTATCCCCCATAATGTCCATTTCAACCGATGGGTCAAGAATACCACCATAGTATTCGCCATCAATTGGCTCTGCACCGCCGTTTCTTAAATCAGCAACGGCTTTTTTAATAAGTCCCGTGCTAATATAATCAATTGCGGTGATAGAACTTCTTGCTGTATAGGTTGAAGGATAAAACACATTGGTCACCGATTGTAAAGCCCGCTGGATTTCCCTATCCCTTGTTTCCGCATAAGATAATGCAAGTCGTTCCTGTGCAACACGTAATACTGGGTGTGCAAGCGTCAACTCTGTTACATCAGACAATGTAATATATTGTCCCCACTGTTCCGCTGTTCCAGTAACCTGTTCCACAGTAATTGTAGAACCATCTGGGGTAGTGCCTTCGGTTAAAGATGTTAAAGGAAGGGGAATCCTTGCATACCTTATTGCTCTCCATACCTTGCCTGAACCTTTCTCAAAATCAAGTTTATCAGCAAAATTTTCAAATCGCAGATATTTTCTGGCAATCGCAAGCATATCTTTTGCAAGATATTCTCTAATATCATAGGAAAGAGATGTTGAAGTATTGACATTATCAGCCATTGTTTAACCCCCGAAAATAATGTTAGAATTTAACATCTTTAAGTAATTCTCTTACATCTTCAAGGGTTGTAGGCTGTTTTACCGCCTTTTTGCTGGACTTGGTTTCTGGCGGTGGAGTATTAACCTTTTCCTCTTCTTTGGGTTTACTTGTAGGTTTAGGTTGAGAAAGAAGTTTCTGGGCTTTAATCATCAAGTATACCTGTTCCCGTGATAAATTCTGTCCCTGCTTTCTTAAGTTAGTTAAATATGCCTCAATTTCAGGCTCATACTTATTGAAGTCGTTATACTTTTGTTGCACCATCAATTTATCATTCAGGTCATACATTTGGGCAAGAGCCATTTTGAGCATATTTACTTCATTCCTAACTTTTTTGAGAGCAGGGTCAAGAATTTCATCATCAGGTTCAGGATTAGGTTGTGGTTGCTGTTGCTGTTGTAAAGCCCTTAAAGTTTCCTCGTAAACCTTAATTCTTTCGGTTAACTCCTTAATCCTTTCCTCAGCCCTTGAAGATAAATTTTGCCCCTGTGGCGCATGGGACACATCAGTTTCTTCGCCACTTTCTATATTGTCACCGCTGGACGGTTCGGTGACAGGCATTTTTTCGTCCAGATTATCATTTTCCTGCATTATTCTCTCCTTTTTGTAAAGAAACTTGTTTTACCGCTTCTAAATTAGAAGTATAAATACTTAATAATTTTTGTGGTAATCCTTTAATCCCTTTTAAAGCCTTTATTTCCGCCTGTAAATTAAGTATAGTATTATAATCTTTTTCTACTACTAATTTTTCTTTTAATGAATTTATAGCATCATCAATATAATCCTCTATCGCTAACCACGGATTACTCTTTAGTTTCCTTATTTTCTCTTCCCAGAATTCTGTTGACTGATTTTTCATCTCATTAAATGTATTACTTAAAACTAAAGAATATCTTTATTGGTGGGTAATAATTTAGGGACTTTACTTCCTAAATTCTGGTATTTTGGCTCTATACAGCATAAATAACCTATACAGTCAAGTGCGTGGTTATTCTTATCTTCAGGCATACCACTTTTCTTAAATGACCATAAGGAAAACTCTCTAATAGTATTCATGCATGTATTAAATATCTTTAATCTATTAGTATTTAAGATATTCCTTACTTTATCTATTTTAGTCCCTACAGCAACAAAAGGGGCTTTTAATAAAGGACTTAATCCTGCGTTTATATAAGCCCTGTAATCAGTTATTGATGTTTGAGATGACCTTCTATCAGTAGTACTATCAATCCATGTGTATAAAATCCTATCTTTACCGTTTAAGTTTAATATATTCCTAACATTTTCAGGTATAGTTAACCCTGTCTCATAGTATTCTCTATAAACATAATACTCATTATCAGGACTAACTGCTACCCATAAGCAACAAGTAGGGTCATTGATACCACTATCAACAAACCTTAACCTTATCCAGTTATCAGGTATATGAAAAGGAGTAATAACATGCTGCTTCTTATTAAAATTGGGATAAATTAACCCTGATAGAAATAAAAACTTTCCATATAACCGTGCCTCTAACTCTTCTTTAGAATAAATACTCTTTAACCTGTTTATCTCACTTAAGGAAATGTGTTTTACATTCTCATAAGTTGACCCTACAAATATCTCTAATTCTACATCAGTATACTGGCGTAACCAGATTTTTTCATACATCCAGGTTGAATATAATGGAGTAATAGTAAACCATAAATCGCCCCGCTGGTCTATGGTTCTCATAAATATTTCCCTGAAAACATCTTCGGGGCAATCCTCATCTATGGCGGCATACTTTATGCTTACTCCTGTAAACTTCTGTATACCACTATCACAGGATTTAAAATGTATCTCGCTTCCATTTTTAAGAACAAGTATGGCTTCTCTTTTATAATACCTGTGAATATTATTTCCTAAAAATTTAGTAATATAAGGAAACATAATAGAGGAAGACAATCTCATATCGGGACATACTACCCAGCCTATATTAGGAACTTCTACCTTCTTAATAGGATGTATCCCTAAACTAAACCTGCATACTTCATATGCACTTAAAATACTTTTTCCGCTTCTGTTTCCCGCAAATACTACCCTGAACCTGCTGCCACTATTCAAAAAAGCCCGCTGAAACCCCTCATTTGGACTGAATGTTTTGAAAGGATTGTCTTCTATATCCCTTTTAATGCTGCTTAAAACCTCTATTACCTCGCTTATAACCCTCTTGTTTTCATAATACCTATCCCTTTCCCTGCCTTTAATAACTTCCATAGGCGTAAGATTATTGCCTGCCATCCTTCACTTCCTTAAATATCTCTACTATTTCAGGATAATTCCTTTTTATATTCCCTATCAACTCTTTTAATTTATTCTTCTTTTCTTCTAATGAACCTTCTTCAATATCAAGATTTGGTGCTTTAAAAGAATACGCCAACTCCATCAAAATTGGCAACATGGCACTTATGGTCTTCGGCGTCAACTGCTTAACCTTGTCTTCATCAAAATTTAATAGTATGTTTATAAGTATCTCACTCGCCCGCCTCTTAACTACCCTTTCATATATTTCAGGGTTCTTTATAATCTTTGAAACTTCTTCCATCTTTTCAACCACCACATCCTCTTCAGCCACGCCATTTACAACACCCTTCTTCTTCGCCATATATAACCCCCCATATCCCGCCCTGCTCTGCCTTTCTTAATATATTACCCCACCACCAACCACTAATATACCATTTTTACGCACGATTTTAATAAAATTACCCGCCTTTTCTATTAACACCATAATTTAACTAACCAACAAATCTTAACGCCTTTATTTTTATTTTCCTCTACCCAACATATCTTACTTTTAATTAAATAATTATAACATACCCCCAGTTTTTTTATGGGTGCAGAGGGGGGTAGTGTGATAGGATGGGGTAGGGGGTGGGGGGG